TGGTCCGCGCGCCCGGCGCACATACTCGCACAAACTGCGAAAATCCACTAAACCCCCGCTTATCTCGGGTATTTGTGATCGGATTGTGCAGCGAAAAACATAGCGAAAACGCAGATCGGGGGCGCTTCTGTGGCGAAAACGCCACACCGAAAAAATCAAAGCAAGTATCGGGCCAACGTTTTGCGTCATTTTTGACGCTACGTTTTTACCCGGATCGTGGGGTTGCCCCATGAGTGGTGCAGTTACCGAACGGCTAACCCGTGCTGAGTTTCGCGATCGTATCGGAATCACGCTGGGGGCGCTATCAATAGCGGTATCGGAAGGGCGGATAGTAGTATCCCCGGATGGCTTGATAGAATGGCCCGGGGAGTTTGATCGCTACATTCGGAATACAGCGGTTGCCCCGGAGCGTTTTGACGCACTATTAGCGGAACACGGGGGCGTGATTAGCAACCCGAACGTTGGCCACGCAAGCGACTACAACGCGCAGCGTGCACGTAAAACACGAACGCAAGCGGATTTACATGAGTTAGAGCTAGCACGTAAACGAGGGGAGCTAATCCCCGTAGCGGAAGCCTCCCGAATCTTCGGGGACGTTACCGCATCGCTGCGGGAACGGCTGAGCGGGTTGCCAAATCGACTAGCTATGAGACTCGCCAACGAACGCAGCGCTGATAAAGTGCGGGATACGTTGGAGCGAGAGATCAGAGATATCCTAGATTCCGTAGCCGATCCGCTGATTGCGGCTAAACGGGAGGTTGACCTATGACCGATCAAAGTTGGGAGTCTGTAACCGTATTCCGCAACGTGCTAGGCGAAACGCTGAAACCCCCCGCTAAGCTGACGATCCCGCAATGGGCGGTGAAATATCGGGAGCTAACAGACAAAACGTCTAACATAACAGGACGTTGGAGCTATGACGTTACACCCTACGCCAAAGAACCGTTTGATCTGCTAAGTGACACCGATCCGCGATATCAAACGGTAGTGTTGCTTTGGGCTGCACAGCTAGGCAAAACAGACGGTCTACTAAACGCGATCGGGGCTGCTATATGCGCGGGGGGTACAACGATTCTTTGCCTACCCGATAAAGAGACTGCAATGGGGTTTGTTGATCAGCGGCTGGGGGATATCACTAAACCGATTGTGAATGGTGTTCCTAATCCGGTTCACGCGAAACTACGGCTAGCCCGGGAGGCTGACGGACAACGGGGAGGGGGCAAGCGGGGAGCAGATCGCGCACTATTCAAAGAATATCCTGGAGGGGCGCTAAAGATCGTGGGCGCCCACGCTAGAACGCCGCTTAGTTCAACGCCTAGTAGAAGGGTGCTAGCCGATGAAGTGGACGGGTACCCTTACACCGTGGGAAAGGATGGATCCCCGCTAGCGTTGTTGCGTCGACGCATGCAAGCGTTCCCAAATCGCAAGTTTCTGATTTGTGGCACCCCGACGATAAAAGGGGCGTCAGCAATCGAGTATGAGTTTGCGAGCACGGATCAACGTTTCTTCTATGTGCCCTGCCCCCATTGTGGCGAACGTCAAGTGCTTAGGTGGACGCCTAGCGTTCAACATCCAGGGGGCGTCATTTTCAACGCGCACAATGACGATCCCGATCCACACTATCAGTGTGAGTTTTGCAAATGTCTTACCCCCGAAGATCAGAAGGGGGATATGTTGCTAAAGGGGCTTTGGGTACCGGGGGGATATGAGGGTTGGAGTAACCGCATAGGGGATCGCGAAATCCCCCGGGATCTTAGGGCTGCGGGGTTTCATCTATCCACACTATACAGTCCGTTTTTCACGTGGACTGAAATGGTAACCGAGTTTCGCAAGGCGGAAGCGGACAAGCGAGCGATCCAAGCGTGGCTAAACTTGAATCTAGCCGAGTTGTTTGACCCTGATTACGTGCGAACCGAGCACGTTACCATAAATGCTGACGATCGCACAGAAACGGGTTTTGGGGTTGGAACGGGAGCCAAGCACGAAATCCCCGATACGGTGGCTGCGCTATTCACTTCCATTGACGTCCAAGGGGATCGGCTAGAAGTAGCCACAATCGGATACACGGTAACAGAGTCTAGTTACTGGATTGATTATGTGAGGTTGGAAGGCAACCCAAGCGTTCCGGTCAGTAATCGGGGATCCGTGTGGCGTAGGCTAGCTGAGTACCTGGATCGTAAGTTTTCGTCAGCAAAGGGGGATATCCCGATCGCGGGGGTTACTGTAGACGAGTCGTATTTGACGGATCAGGTTCACGAGTTTGTGCGCTATATGCGTGATAAAGGGCGACTGATTTGGAGTGTAAAGGGCATTGACGACAAGATCGGCACGAAATACCCGATTTGGCCCACTAAGATCCGTCCAGCGCGCAATCGTTGGGAGATACCTAGTTACCCCGTAGGGGCTGACGCAGCAAAAACGTTGATCCTGGGGAGGTTTGAGCTATCACCTAACGACGATGGTTGTATGCACTTCCCTGCGTCACAATGGTGCGATGATTCGTTTTTTCGTGGGCTGCTATCGGAGCGCAAGATCGAAACAATGAAGGGCAGAACCATAACCCGAGAGTGGCGCAAGGTATACAAGCGGAACGAACCGTTAGACCTTGCCTGTTATGCCCTTGCAGCGCTCCGGGGATGGCAATCCCAGGGGCACACCCTTACGGCTACGCTTGCGCTCAGGCAAGCCCCGGGGCACACTCAGAACGCGCGCCTGGGGTTTGTGGGCGCACCTAGGGGTTGGATAAATGCCGGACGCTAACGGAAACTTTACGCAAGCCGATCTAGCAGCGGTTCGCAGAATGCGCGCAAGTGGTGTGGCTAGTGCAGCGAATAAGGATCGGTCAACGTCCTTTCGATCTGACGAGGATTTGGCGAAACTTGAACGCCAGATTCTAGCAGCGCTCGGGACTGATAGACCGTCCTATTCACGAACGAATCATAGCAAGGGGCTGTAAATGCAACCGTGGTACAAAGAACGCCATATTCAGCCCAGTACAGCGTTAGCAGTGATCGAACCCAAAGAGATCCGCAAGTTTGACGGCGCTTCTAGGACCGATCGCCTTGCAGGGTGGCGTACCCCGATCCAGTCGGTAAACCAAGATTTGCGGATCGGTGGCGACATTCTTAGGGCACGTTGCCGGGATCTGAGTGCCAACAACCCCAACGTGCATAAAGCACGTTCCGAGTTTGTGAACGCGCTAGTCGGAACCGGAATCAAGTGTAGGGTTGAAACCGAAGATCCACAGCTAAACGCCAAAGTCGAATCACTGCTTAGCGCGTTTTTCAAAGTGTGCGATTCGCGGATCCGAAGCGCTGACGATAGCGGGATCGTGTTTGAAGCGTTGCAACGAACCTGGGCGTATACCCTGTTTGATACCGGGGAAATCGTAATCCGTAGACGATATCGTCGACTTACGGATAACTTGCCGATCGCTATGCAACTCGAAACGTTGGCGGCTGAATACGTTGACGAATCATGGAACATTGATCGGGAGGATGGATCACGCATTATTCTAGGTGTGGAGTATGACGCACTTGGACGCAAACGCGGTTATTACGTACGCCCCCGATTCCCCGGGGATGGCCCGGGATCCGTGGGAATGACGCTACCCTGGAGTAAGTTTGTCCCCGTATCGGATCTTATTCTGGCGTACGAGTCTGTGGACGGGGGACAAGTAAGGGGCATTCCCGCTGCGTCAGCTGTAGTTATCACGGCAAAAGATACCGATGATGCGGCTGACGCGGAACGCGTCAGGATGCGCGTTCAAGCGTGTTTTACTGCGTTCGTCACTTCCGAAGAAACAAGCGGAATCGGGCCAACCGTTTCAGAAGATTCGGAAGGTAACCCGATTACCACTATGGAACCGGGGTTGATCACGTTTTTGCGCGGGGGCAAAACGGTAACGACTCCAACGCCTAGCAGCGCGCTTGGTTGGGCGGATTTCGACAAAGCACACCTAACCCGAGTAGCGGCGGGTTTGGGTATGTCATACGAACGCGTCAGCGGGGATCTTAGCGGAACGTCCTTTAGTTCGATCCGAATCGGCGATAACAGCTTCAAAACATCGATCGAAGCGCTACAAGCAACACTGTTTATTCCGCAAGTGTGTAACCCATGCGTAAAATGGGCACTTAGCACGGCAATCGCACAAGGGCTGATCCCCGATCGTGAGTATCCCGTTAGATGGATCCCGCCCCCGTGGCGTCAAGTGGATAGCGAAACACGTGCCGATGAAGTGATCAAACGCATGCGTGGGGGGCTAATGTCTCCCCAGGATGCGATCCTAGTTGAAACGGGGCGGGATTGGCGTGAAGTGATCCGCGAAACCGCTGAGTTTACCCGGGAGTGCGAAGCGAACGGGATCACGTTTGACTCGTTAGCGGTTCACATAGCTAGCAATGGGCAAGCGCAATCAACGACTAATCCCCCGAAAGTCAGCGACGGGGGTAAAGCGCCCCTATAAGCTCCCGAGCATGCTTACTTACCTAACGCACCCTTCCGATATCCGCGCAGCGCTAGCCGCACGTGGAACCCCCGTTCCGGGGGGGCTAGGAACGTCCCCCGGGGTAGCCCAGGGCACGATCCGCAGTTGGACCCCCGGGGATCCCACTTCCGAAGATCCAGCGAAACGCAATCCAACCTTTGAAGTTGTCTGGAGTGCGGGGGGGGTTGTCGCGGGAATGCGACTCAATACCGAAACTTGGCAAATCGAACGCTACGATCACGCGGTTGATCTCGCGGGGTTTGATTTGTCGCGACTCAACAACGGTGCTCCGTTTTTGCGTAACCACGATGCGTCCACCGTTGATAACGTGATCGGTGCGTTCGTTGACGGATCCGCAAAAGTCGTTGACGAAAACGGAACGTTGATCGGTGTGGGTACGGTACGAGCAAGCAACAATCCCGCAGCCCAGGGAACCCTGGGAGATATTCGGGACGGGATCTTGCGTAAGGTATCAATGGGGTTCAATCCATTAGAGGATGTTTGGACCGAACGCGACGGACAACCCGCGCTTAGGACGACAACAAAAGCAATCGTAATGGAAGTTTCTACCGTAGCGATTGCAGCTGACGACGGGGCTAACACGCGATCGGCATACGCTCCGATCGAGACTTCACCGAAAAAGGGGATCGCAATGATTGATCGTAAGGATGTTACGGATTCCGAGGATAAGCGCGGGATCACCGCTGACGAAACGCTTGCACTGATCAAGCGAGCCAACGCGCTGGGCATTTCGTTTGAAACCGCTAGCGAGATCGTCAAGCGATCCGCAACGACTGACTCAGCAACCGCTGAGTTTTTCGCGATTGCGGAAAAGCGAACCGCAGCCCCGATCGGGGGATCGGGGGTTGAAGTTGGCGCGGATCGATCCGAAGCCGAGCACGCGGAGGGTATGGTCCTTGCGCTTATGCAGCGTGCCAATCCCGGGGACGCTACGATCCGCGCGGAAGTAGAAGCAAACGCGAAACGAGGGGGCAAGGTTTCCGAGTATCAGAACCTTACACTGCCCCGACTTGCGGAAGCATCGTTGATCCGTTCCGGGATCTCGGGCATTTCGCGAATGTCGCAACACGACATTTGCCGGGAGGCTATGGGGCTTGGTACTCACCGAACCGCGATCCTGGAAAAGCGTTCGTCGGGGGGGCTGCTTGCAACTGTCAACTTTCCCAACGTGCTTAGCAATGTGGTGCAACGGGTACTCAAAGCCCAATATGCAGCATTCCCCGTAACTTACACACGCTGGGCAATGCGGCGGGATCTTCCCAACTTCCGCAATACGTCATTCGTGCAACTCAGTTCTGCCCCTAGTCTCGAAAAGGTTGGGGAGAATGGCGAGTTTTCGCGTGGAACTATGACGGATAGCGGTAACAGTTTCCGCGTTGCGTCATTCGGCAAGATCCTGGGGGTAACTACTCAGTTGATCGTCAATGACGATATTGGAGCGTTCGGGGATATTCCGCGAATGTGGGCCAATAGTGCCCGAGCCACCGAAACGAAAACCGTTTACGATACGCTTATCGCAAACGAAACCATGGCGGATGGTCACGCGTTGTTTAGTTCGGCACATGCGAACATCGGTAACGTTACCGGCAAGCCTACCGATACCGGCATGTTTGACGATATCGCCTATGTACTGGGATCGCAGACTACCCAGCCATCCCCCGACGAAACGGCGGGTTTGCCTATGTACCTGACTCCGCGCTTGCAGATCGTGCCGATGTTGCTTGCGGCTGACGCGCATCGATCGCTGAGTACCAATCAGCTGTTTGCGGCTACACTCGCAAATGTCGTACCAGCCGCAATGGTTGGTATGTATGACGTTCCATGTGTTGAGCCGTACCTTGACGCAGCGGGGGCTACTGACTTTTGGTATGTTGCGGCGGATCCTTCGCGTGGGGTGTCAAACGTGACCTATGGTTACTTGCAGGGCACTGAGGGGCCACAAATCACGCAACGCGACGGATTCGAGGTTTCGGGGCTCGAAATCAAGTGCGAACTGCACTTCGGTGCGGGGGCAACGGAGCACCGTGGAATGGTGCGGATCAATCGCGACTAATCCTTAGTCGAAAGCATAACCGACTAACAAGACACGAACACAAGATACGAACGGAGATCGCACAATGGCAAATCGAAGTGTTACCGGGGTTCAAATCCGAAGCGGTGAAACTCTCCGGGGTAGCAGCACGTTTTACGACGCAAACGCAGCCCCCGTGTATTATTCGAGGGGTTCGCTTGTACGAGTAAAGGACAATGGATCGGGATTGTTGACGGTTGTGGGCGTTATGCTTACCCCGGACCATTCCGCAACCCAACCCAACTGGGAGATCGCGCTTGAAGGGGAATATGAGGTTGCGAAGGCAACGGGGGCAGGTGCAGCGATCGTAGGGCGACCCCTCTATCTGGATCCTAATACCGGCAAGGCGACTGTTACGCCTTACTTCCCCGGTAAGATCGGCGTTGTCGCACGTCAAGCACTTGACGCGGACAACACCTATCTGATCAGTTTGGACGGAGATTCTGTGGTTGAGCGCCCAGTGCTCAAAGGCGTTGCGGTATTCGACGCAACCGCAGGGGTTGCGGTTGGCACGGTTCCGTTGATTGACGGAGATCGGATCCCGTCTGGTTATCGGATCTTGTACGCGTGGGTTGACGTTCTTACCACGTTTACGAGTGGCGACGATTCCGCGACTATTCAACTCAAAATCCACGGGGGGGCTACGATCAAGGCTGCGCTCGCTATCAGCGACGCTAGTAACTACTGGGATGCGGGGCTAGGTAAAGCCACCGTTGCGGTAAACACGATTGCTAGTGCGCTTGCAGCCCCAGCCGGGGAAAGCACGATCGATGCTGTGGTAGCGGTTCAAGCACTTACCGCCGGCAAGCTATACGTGCATTGGATCGCGATCCCCACGGGAGCGTAACAAATGGGGTCTACGTGGCGTTTTGCCGACATAATCAACGATGCGATCGATTCGGTGTATGCCGTTCCCATTACGTTCGTTGTGACGCAAAACGCCACGTATTACCCGTTACAGGGGGTTTTTGATTCCGCCCATGTTTTCATTGATGTTGACACCCAAGTGCAAACGGAAGCGCCCACAATCGAGATCACTACAGCAAACCTAGTAGCTAACGGAATCAAACCCGTTCGGGGGGATCGCGTGTTCGTCGACGATATTGGGGGCGGTTGGTTCCAAGTCGACGGTAAACCACGCGAAAACGGGAGGGGCGTCAGCCTGATCAAGCTAGTGCGGGAAAAGGGCTAAAATGGAAGATCAAGCCCTAATAGACCGCACAGTCAACGCGTTGCGTGCTGACGCCACGTTGACCGCGATCGTGCCTAGCGGATCGATCAACGATACTCGGCTAGTTCCGGTCAGCTATGACGTTGCGGATCTTCCGAAATGCGAGATCAGCGTTTCGATTGAAACCGGGGAGCTAAACCAAGAACGCGACGAAACCGGGATCCATTTCATTGATTCCGTCTATCTGACTGTAACGTGCACAGCCGTTCACGCGATTAGCAGCGTGGAAACTCCCGAGCAAGCTGACGCGTTGATCGCAAGCAAGATCCGCCAAATGGCTAGGGAAGTAACGTTGACGCTGCTAGCACGTAGCACTTGGAACAAGCACATAACCCGCGTTGGAAATATCCGCAGGGAATACGCGTCAGGAATGGACAAAGAGGCGGAAGCGCGGATCTCCGGTGTCAAGATCACCGCTCAGGTAGACATAGATACATTGATTGGCGTTGATCCTGCGTTGTTGGGTGAAGTTTTCACGGGGATCGATGCACAGATTCAACACACTAAGGGCGAAACACAAGCCCCTAGTTTTGACGTAACCGCGAATGTGGGGGGATAAATGCCGCCTTTCTCTGAAATCTCGCCGAATGTGCGAGTGCCCTATCAGTATATCGAAATGCGCGCCAAAGGGCGTAACACTCGGGAACGCCCCCGTAACCTGATCATCGGTCAGAAACTCGCGGAAGGTACAGCCAACGCTGGGCAACCTTACCGCATCCTGAGCGATTCCGATTTGGATCTCTACTTCGGGGCGGGATCCATCGCTCAGCAAATGGGGAGTGTGTTTCGACGCAATAACCCAGGGGCGGATCTTTTCGTCATTGGGCTTGCTGACGCTGACGGTAACAAAGCAAGTGGAGCTATTACCGTAGCAAACGCTACGTGTACGAAAACGCGATCCGTTGCGCTTTACGTTGCTGGCCGTTTGGTTCCGTTTACGGTCGTAAAGGGGGATGCAGCGGCTGCAATCGCTGATAAGATCGTAGCCGCTATCATGGCGGACAAGTATTGTGCTGTTACGGCTGAAACCGACGGGTTGGACGTCATTTGTACTGCAAAGCACAAGGGCACGCTGGGCAACGCGATCGATCTTCGGTTCAACTATCTTGGGAACGCGGGGGGCGAACCCGATCTGGATTTTGGAGTTTCGCTGACGATCTCCCCGCTTTCGGGAGGCGCAACTGATCCGAGTTTGGAGCTTATCAGCACGTGGATCGGGGATCAGCCGTATCGCTGGATTATCTCCCCATACTACAACTCCACAGCGCTTGATTTTCTGGCAACGGAAATGGATCGGCGTTGGGGTGCGACTGTGCAGGCTTACGGGCATGCGTTCACCGCAGCGCCCTACGCGAGTGCTACCGCAGCCGTTAGCGCGGGATCTGACCGGAACGATAAGCACCTTACCCTATGGGCTTTTGAGGGGGCTGGGGTGTCGGAAGGTAGCCCCGACCCCCGTCCTAGTGGTACGCCACTCGGGAACCCTTGTAGCCCGTGGGAAGTGGCAAGCGCAGCGTCAGCCGTCGTCAGCCGTTCGGCTGAAATCCACGCTGCGCGCCCTTACTGTGATCTCGCGGTCAAAGGGCTGCGCGCAACTCCCGAACTGGATCGATGGAAGTTTGCGGATCACAACGCGCTAGCCTACGCGGGTTGTTCCTATCTGCGTTACTCCCCGCAAGGGGCTACGCGGATCGGGGACGTAATCACGAACTATCAGCGAAATGACGCAGGATCCGCAACGGACGCGTACCTGAGTCAGAATATCGTGGAGCAACTCCAGGAAATCGCCACGATCCCGGCAAAGGTAGCGGATCGGTTTCCGCAGCACATTTTGGCCCCCGACGGGGTACGGTTTGCTCCCGGTACTCCCGTAGTTACACCGTCAATCTTGCGAGCGAACACGATCGCGGAATACCGGATTATGGCGGAAAATGGGATCGTCAACGATCCCGAAGCGTTCGCTAGTCTGTTGACGTGTGAAATAAACGGAACCAACAAAGATCGTGCTGATATGTACCTAGCTCCGGATTTGACGGGCCAGTTCAAGATCGGGGCATGGTTGATCGAGTTTTCCAAGGGAATCACGGGGTAATCAATGGCTAGCAACACTGCCCCCGTAGGGGGAAACGTAACGGTTCGGTGCGACGCTGATATGATTTCGGCGGAGGGTGCGATCACGTGCATGTTTGACGAGTATAGTCACACGATGGCGCGCGCAGCCGATGGTACCCCTTACGGAACCGAATCATACGCGGTTGGTTTCGTTGACGGTACTTTCGTGCATACGAAATCGCTGGATCTTGCAAAGCTCAACAAACTTAGGGGGGCAACGATTACAGTTGTGCTCGCTAGTGGTAGAAGCGGAACGCTCCGGGAGGCTTTGCTAGTGTCCGCTTCCGAGGTTGACAGTTCTAAGGGGACTGTCAAACTACGCTGGGAAGGGGTGGGGGCCTGGGATCCTAACCCTGCGTAGTAACACACAGAAGGGGAGCATATGCCGATCGTGGATTTGAAGGGTAACGTTATCAAGGTTCGGTTGACAGATCCCGTGCGAATAGCAGGGGAGGATAAAACCGAACTGACGATGATGCGCAAGCCTACGATCGGCATTTTGCGAGCACAAGCAAAGATCAGTGACGACACTTCGCACGTGTTCCTTTGCGAAGTGTTACAGCACTGTTTCATGCTTACAGAAAAAGAACTGGATCAGTGTTCTATTGTCGATTTTGGCACTATGAGCGAGGCTGTGGCCCCTTTTTTGCCGGCAAGGTCCACGTAAACGGGATCACGTGGATCGTTGCGGTTTGCGGTTTGGGGGGGCTAACCCGCGCACAGATCGCGGAAATAGACGAAACGATCGCAAACATACTGTGGAGTTATCGCGGAGGGGTTACGCTTAGCGAGTTACTAGCACTTGCGTGCGATGATTTCGCACTTTGGGCGGATACGTTGCTAAGCGTAGATAAAACGCGATCCGAACCGTTTTTGAAAGCGGGGGTCAACCCGTGGCGATAGAGATCAAGTCGGTTGTTTCTGCGGTAGACCATTTTACCGGGCCACTTCGGGGGATGATCTCGGGAGTAAAATCGGCCGCTTCGGGGGCGGCTAGCGTGCTCGGGTCGGTAGGGTCGATTGCAAAAGGGTTAGTAAAGGGGATCGCGGGGGGAGTTGCGTCACTTGCAGGGCTGCAAGGCGGGATAATAGCGGCGGGATCCCAGTTCGTAAACTCTACTGCGGAAATGTACCGATTTGCCAAGTCGGTTGGGGTAACCACCGAACAACTTCAAGAACTACGCTACGCGGCTAAATCGGTCGGGGTTGACGCGGAAACGCTGGATAAGGGGGTTTCTGAGCTTGACAAGCGTATGGGGCAACTTCGGGGCGGAAGTGGCTCACTTGACGCGTTCCTAAAGAAAGTGTCCCCTGCACTGTTGAAGCAGGTAAAGGGGGCCAAGTCTACAGCGGAAGCGTTTGAGCTAATCACCCAAGCAATGTCACAACTCCCCGATAGTGCACGAAAGGCTGCACTAGCTGACGCTGCGTTCGGGGGTGCGGGGGAGAGTCTAGTTAGGCTAGGTTCTATGGGTAAGCAGGGGCTTGCCGACGCTGCAAAACAGGCTAGGGCATTTGGAATCGTAAGTGACGCCACAGCCCAGCAAGCAGACGTAACCGCTAAATCGTTTACCGATTTCAAAGCATCGATCGGGGGCATTGCGAACGAACTGGGGGCTAGCCTTGTCCCGATGATAACCCCGCTGATCAATGGGCTGCGGGATTGGATTGCGGCTAACAAGCAAGTAATCGGGGCACGCATTCAAGCAGTGATAGCGGGGATCGCTTCCGCAGCGAGATCGGTCAACTTGTCCAAAATAGTGGACGGACTAAAGGCGATTTGGAACGCGGTTCAACCGCTTGTTACGGGCATAGTTGAATGGATCCGCTCGCATTGGACCGAAATCAAAGTGATCACGGGCCAAGTGTTTGAGGGGATAGTGCTAGTCGTCAAAGCCTCGATAAAGCTAATCATCGATCTGTGGAACACACTTACGGGGCCAGTGATCGCGGTTTGGGATTCAATCAAGCGGATTCTAAGCGGTTTCCTGGATTTCGTCACTGGGGTGTTTACGCTTGATTTCGGTAAGGCGTTTGACGGGCTAAGCGAAGTAATGGGGGGTTTGGCTGATTTCTTCGCTAGTACCTGGGAAGGGATCAAAGCCATTTTCGTTGCGGTAGGGGACTGGTTTGGCACGATCTGGGATCGCTACACCCCCGATAAGCTGAAAGAATCCTGGAGTGCCGTAACAGGGTTTTTCAAATCGCTATGGGAAGGGGTTGTTGCGATCTTCGATTGGGCATACGCCAAGATCAAAGCAACGGCTAACGGAATCAAAGAACTAGCGCAGTCCACCGTTTCATGGATCCCCGGTTACGCTGCGCTCGCACACGGTAATGAAGTGATAACGGGACTGATTCAAAACGGGATCGGTGGATCAGCCGAGCCTATGCCCAAAGGGGGCCAAACACTAGGCGGGATTCCGGTATCATCGTTGAACCGTTCCGCAGACTACAAGCAAGCCCAGAATACCCCCCCGGGGTTAGGTAAGCTGATTGTTGATTTCCGCAATATGCCCCAGGGGGTTACAGTAGAGCAACCGGGAGCAACGGCTAATCCGCATATCGCTCTAAACGTTGGCCCACGAATGGTGAACCAATGAACGCAGCATTCCGGGGAGTACCATTCTTTGCGGATCAAGTATCAGCCCCCTTCGGTAGACGCGGAACGGTAGACGAGTACCCTTTTTCCGAAAACCCCCCGACGATTTCTGATCTCGGTAAACTTACCCGAGTGCATACCGTAACAGGTTTCGTACAAGGGCAGGATTGGCGCACCCAGATCCGTAAACTTAGGGACGCGGTTGAAACGCGAGGATTGGCCCGATTGGAGCACCCAGTATGGGGTGTTTTGCTTGTTGGGAACGCGACGATAGATATCACCGAAACGCTAGCGGAACGGTGGATCGCGCGTTTCTCGATTACATGCACCGAAGCGAAGGAACTAGCCAACCCGACTAGCGCGCTTACTGACGCAGCGGGAACGCTAACGAGTGCGATTGACAACGCGCGGTTAGGCGTCATTGCTGATTTCTTCGATCGTTTGGCAAGTGCTACAGCCCCGCTCGCTTTGATTGCAGGGTTAGCCGCTATTAGCGATTTCACTAAATCGGCAGTATCCTCGCTCAGTTTGCCGGGATCACTAGATGATATGTCCGGGGAGTACACCGAAGCGGTTGACGTGCTAGCTAAGACTTCCGAAGTATCCAACCCGCAAGCGTCGGTAACTGCGTTTTGGGCTGTGCTAGATTTAGCACCACTTAGCGTGCTTTGGCGGTTATGGTCACGTTTCGGGGGAGGGGAGCAACGCCCCGCAAGACAAGTAACCGGCAATCCGACGACGGATCAGATTAGCAGTGTGCGCCGAACGGTAATGGATTTTTACCCCCGTTCCGCTGCGGTTGCCCTTGCTGCTAGCGTTGTGGGTAATACATATGCGACTGTGGACGCAGCCACGATAGACTATGAACGGGCTATTTTGGCGCTACAGCGTGAAACGGAGCAAACCGAAACCCCCGCAAACGTGCTTATGCAGTTGGACGCAATCCGAGTTGCGCTAGCGGCTAGACTGCGGGAATACGCACAGCGGTTGCCCAATACACGAACGGTGGAGCTTGACGCCCCTACGCTAGCGTTTCTTGTTTCGTTTCGGGAGTTTGGCACCACAGATTACGAAAACGAAATCAATGGGGCTAATGGGGCTGCGGGTTTGCTAAGCGGAACCGTCAAAGTCATTGATCATGCGTGAAGTAGCGTTGATCGTTGCCGGTAAACGGTTTACCTATTGGAAATCCGTTACCGTAACGGCTAGCCTGGAGTCTGCTTGTAGAACGTTTCAGCTAGGGATCAAGTTTCCGTTGACTGATACGGGTAGGCTTCCCCATATCCCCGCAGGGGCTGAGTGTGTCGTTACGTTGGGGGATCAGCGCATCCTTACCGGGTACGCTGAAATCCCTGAAGTTAGTTACGATGTGGGGTCATTGACGCAAAACGTTAGTGGTAGATCCCGATCGTGTGACCTAGTGGATTCTTCGGGTAGCGGGGAACAACTGAAAGGGGTAACACTTGCACAGTTAGCCCCCCTAATAGCTAAACAGTACGGAACCGACGCAATCGTTGATCCAACCATCATTGCGGAAGGCAAAACGCTAAAGCACGTTCACGTCAAGTCAACCGATAAAGCCTATGCAGCTATCGAGAAACCCGCGCGTTTAGCGGGGGCTGTGCTGTGCGATGATGCTAGCGGGGTATTGCGGATATTTCGACCAAAACAAAGCCACCCCGTAGGTAAGTTGATTGTGGGGGTAAATGTCATAGCGGGCCAAGTCAAGTTTGACGCAACGCAAGTGTTTGCGCGTTACGTATGCAAAGGGCAGTTGGATCCGAACATTACAGCCCCCACGGGAGGGTATCTGGGAGGGGTTGACGATCCCGTGCTAGGCGCGCGGATTTGGCGTAAACTTCACATAACAGCCGAAAGTGGGGCAGATTCGGATCGGTGCGAATACCGGGCCAAGTGGGAAGCAGCTAGCCGGTTGGCTAAAGCGATCACGGCAAGCTACACCGTAAGCAGTTGGACGAATGACAACGGTAAGGTTTGGGAACCTGGGCAAACTGTAATCGTTGACGATCCGATCGGCGGGATTAGCGAAACAATGCTAGTAAGTGAAGTAACGTTTACTTGCGCTTCGGATCAGGCTGAGCGTACCGTTCTAGGGCTAGCTAACCCTGATACCTATGACGTGATTACCCCGATCAAACGTAAAAAGGGCAGTAACACAACGGGGAAGCATTGGGCGGAACTAGACAAGGGGGCCAAATGAAGTGGGGGGCAGTAAAAGAGTCTGACGACTCGCAAAATATCCGTCAGATCACCGTAAAAACGCGGGGGGACGAAACCGCTAACGCTACCAGCGCGGAACCTTACGGGCTAGCAGCGTGCCCCCCCACGAACGCCCCCGCGCTTGTACTGACGTTAGATGATGGATCCGAGGTAATCCTAGCCGTAGGGGATAGTAGGTATACGCTGCGGGGGCTCGCAAGGGGGGACGTAGCGTTGTATAACGCTGCGGGGGTTACGCTAGTGCTCCGGGGGGGGACGCAGCCTATGATTGAGGTAAACGCGCCCATTGTGCGCATTGGACCCGAGCCCCCCGGGGGGTGGACCGCAGGGGACGGGGTATTGACCGGCAAGACATTAGACCCGTATACGGCGCTACGTTTCGAGGAAATCCCCGGGGTAGGGGTATCCACTAAAGTTTTCGCTGCGGGGGGTGCAATCCCGTGATCGCTGCATATTCGGCAAGTGGTGAAGTAATCGCGGTTGATATCATCCCGCGTGCTACAGATACCGCGTTGCAACGGCTGGCCCGTCTACTCGTGTGCAGTCTGTTGACCGATTGCAGGGCACAACCGGGGGACGAAACCCCCGACAACGACCCCAGGGGTTTTTGGGGTGACCCAAGCGGGGAATACGTGCGATCTCCGTTATGGCTATTAGTTCGGGAGCCAATAACGACCCGAACGGTTGAACGTGTGAATCAAGCGATCAATGGTGCGCTGGAATGGTGGATTCGAGACAAGATTGCCACTTCTATCGAGTGCAGCGCGTACATAACAGCTAACGGTTTCGGGGCCAGTGTCACGATCGGCGTGAATACAACGCAAACTCGGATCAACTTGCCTAACCTTTCGGATTTGTGGCGGTAATATGCCTGAGCTAACAGATATCGGGATCGAAGTGCCGACACTCGCGGAAGCGGTTGACCGGGCTAAGGCGAATATTCGCGCTGAGTTACGCCCCGAAGATAGCCCCGATGTTCCGTTGACGCTACCGTGGGCGCTTGCCTATTCCCAGGGGGCTATATCCCGTTTGCTGCATTTGCAAGCTGCAAGCGCGATCAAAGAAACGCTACCCGATGTTTGCAGCGAAGCGAGTTTGACTCGAATCGGTAGGATCTGGGGAGTGGAGCGGCTACAGCCTACGCGGGCCACGTTCCCGATCACTGTATCAGGGACGAACGGAACCGTTATTGCAGCGGGGAAGCAATGGGCACGCGGGGACGGGGCTGTTTACGAGTCAACATCGGAACAAACGATCGCAATGGATACAGCGGAAGTACCCGTTAGATCGGTTTTATTTGGGGCTGCACAAAATACCGCTGACGGGGTAACGCTGACGCTTGTAACGCCGATCGTGGGAGTAGTCGCGGAGGGTACTTGTAACGGGGGATCAGCTGACGGTTCCGACATTGAAACGCTAGAACGCTACCGATCCCGAGTGCTTGATCGGATACGGGAGCCACCCCAGGGGGATACTGTTAGCGATTGGGCACAGCGCGCTAGATTGGTTGAAAATGTGGATCGCGTGTTCGTGTACCCCAACAAATACGGGGTAGGTACCGTCGCGATTGTGTTTACTGTAGCAAGGGGCGACGGGGCCCCAGGGGACGTGATCCCGAACGATGCGAAAATCACGGAAGTGCTCGCATTTCTTACTGACGAATCACGTTGCCCTGCGGGGTGTGAAGTCTACGTGTATGGGGCTGTGGCTAGGACGATCACGCTATCGATCGATCTGTACCCCAAACCGAACACGTCAGATCACCGCAACGCGGTACTTCAAAGCCTGTTGACACTTTTCGAGTCAATACCCCCAACCGCAACGCTATACGATTCGCAGATCCGCACGGCAATCGGGGGGATTCACAACTTGGTTGCGATCAACGGGGGCAGTCCTAGCACTGACATAACGCTTGCGCCGATCGAAGTTGCCGTGCTAGGGGCTGTAACATGGATCCCATAGCCCAAATCAGCGCGGAAACGTTCGTTGACTTGCAACGCCAAACGCTACCCCGGGGGTTAGTGTGGGATGCAAGCTCGATAACTGAAATACTGCGCGGGTTGTCGGGAGAGTGGAGTGTTATCAGCGCAGCGGTAAGAGCAATCATCGCGGAATCGGATCCCTACACCGTCAGCGATCGGATCAGTCATTGGTTATCGATCGTGGGCACTCCCGATGAATGCACAGCACTACCCGATACGCTCGAAAAGCAGCGCACCCTATTGCAAGCGCAGTTGACCGCACGCGGGGGAAACACGATTGAGCGGTTGCGTCAGCTAGTGGCCACGCTGTTAGGGATCGATGTTTCCAGGGTAGTTTACTCCAAAGATCCCGCGTTTCGTTGCGGAATGGCAAGGGCAGGACAAGCGCTAACAGGGCAAGGGGCTTGCGCTACGTTCCGTTTGACGATTTATGATTGGGATCTCGGATTGCCGTTCCGGGTAGGGCTAAACCGAACCGGGGAGCGGCTGCATTCCGATTACAGATATCCCGGTCTAATGTGCTTGATCAACAAAGCCAAAGCAGCACATACGTTTTGCGCTGTAGGCTACAGTAACGAGGGGGTGCCATAATGTATCAGATCGACATTGCGTCAGCTGTATCCGTTCGCCCAGGGGCTACCGCAACAGGTACCGCAGGATGGTTTACCGACGGTGATCCGCTCAATCCAGGGGGTGCCATCCCCGGAACCGTGCTACCTGCCGAATGGCTCAATATGGTTATGGCTGAGCTTGACGGTGTGGCATTGCTTCGGGGTGGATCGCTCGATAAAACCGTAAGCACGCAACTTGCGCAAAACTTGAACGGAACACGAGCGGTTGACGCGTACACAACGGATATGGGATCCACAACCCGCACAAGTTACGCGGGGGGTGTGTTGATCGCGGTCAGCACTTCTAGGGTCAATGGGGCACATTCGGGGTGCGTTTGTATCGCTACAAGTGCTAGCTACAACCAAGGATCCGAGTCGATTCTAGGCGCGGGGGTTTCGCTTAGCAACTCAGGGCTGCATAACGTTGCCTTCGCAACGGACACTTTCACCATTACCGGGGATGAATGTGCAGCGATTGCATGTAACACGGGGGCAATGGGCGGAACCAATAACGCGCATATCGCGTCAACTGGGTGCGCTTCCGACAACTCTAGCAATCTAGCATTTTATCAGTTGTTTGCAGCTTCCGACGCTTGCACTTCAACGCAAATGCACACGGCTGCTATTGCGTCAAGCAACTGCACGCAAACGGTATCCGCCAAATCGATCGCGCTCGCTTCCGATGGTGTGGAGTTGCAAGCAGGGTATACGGGATCGCTCGCATGTAACGGGGGCAAGGTCGATAAGACTTGCAGTGCTGTTATTGCGTCAGCGGGGGGCGCTGCTCAAAGCGAAGTGCGCAAACCCGTATCCGCTGCAATCGCCACTTCAAACACTACGATCTCGCAAGGGGCTGCGGGGGGCAGTTCGGTTGCCCTTGCAGCCAAATATGTGGAGATCACGGGAGATTATATCGTTGCCGGTGGTAAGAAAACCGGGGTTACTTCACTTACACCGGGGGGTGTTAGCGAGCAAAATCAAACGTGGCGGATCAACGGAAACACGGGGGTGTTTTACGGCAACACGTTTGATACGGGAGGGGCTGACTACGCGGAATATTTCGAGAATCTGACGATCGGTGTAATCCCGATCGGGGTTGCGATTGCGTTGGAAGGGGACAAGATCCGACCGGCAACGGAAGGGGACGTTACGCTCGGCATTGTCAGCAACAAACCTGGAGTAACGGGTAATACCGCTGCGCTCGATTGGGAGGGGCGCTGGTTGCGAGATGTTTGGGATAACGTGATCACGGATCCAACCCTTTGGATTGAGGTTGAAGGGCAGAAAATCGTTTCCGAACCTGATCCCGTTACGGGGGCTGTTACCGTCACTTGGGATCCCGGGTACGAGGGGCCATTCGATCGGTGTCCCGAGCACTTGCAGGGTAAGGCAGCTCCCCGAATGCTTGATATCCCCCGGGTAAATCCCGTGTGGGATCCGAGTCGTGTTTACGTGCCTAGAAGCGAGCGCCCTTCCGAATACACACGGGTTGCTTTGCTGGGGCAAGTGCGAGCACGGGTTGCCGGCAACGTGACCCCTGGGGCGTATTTGAAGCCTTCCCCGGGGGGCTTGTGCTTGTCGGGTAGCCCTACCAACCTGCGAGCGCTTCGGGAGTGTGGAACTGACGGGGTAAGCCCCGTTTGGTTGGTATACGTGACCCCCGCAGCCTGATAACATCCGGGGGGAGGACTGCCCCCCGTGATTACCGTTCAACCCCTCCCCTTTACGCGTTTAGCACTGATCCTGGGGGCAGTTGATCGGGGCACACGTAAGGCTGTATCCCGTGCGATCAACGAATCGCTGAAAAACGCGCGTTTGGACCTTCAAGCGGATTTGTCGGATTACTTCACGATCCGAAACAACCGCACGGCAAGGGGCTTTAGGATCGGTTTTGCTAGCCCGGAAGGATTGACGGGTTGGATCGGGCACCTTGATCGCTTTATGGACGCACAGACGTTCGGGGGGGTGAAAACCCCAAAGGATGCCCCTGCGATCGGCGTCCCGCTCAGAGTACGTAAACCTAAATCGCTAATGACCCCCCCTAAGACTTGGCCCAAACGCTACTTGAAGCAAAAAGACGCCTTTATCGACAATGGCAAAACGCTTTACGCTCGGGACGGAACTAACAAGCGTGGCCCGCTTTTGCCAATGTGGAACCTGCTAAAGCGCGTTCGGATCAAGTCGCGTTGGCCAATGGAAAAGCTGGTAAAATCGTCAGTTAGCCGAACCTTTCCAGCGTTTCTCAAAACCGAAATGAAAGCCCTAGAAGGGGAAGCGAGCAAATCCAAATGAGTGCAGCTAACCCGTTGACGATCCGCGCCCAGTTGGTTCTTAGGGGTTTGGGATTTGATCCCGGACCGATTGACGGAATCGAAGGGGATAAGACAACCGAAGCAAAACGGCTGTATCAAGTTGCTACGGGGGTGCCGTTCGGGTTGCGTTCCCACTTGGATAACCCGCGTGTTCGCTCGCTCAAACTAGGTGCTTGGGTTCGCCCCGGTACGTGGAGCAACGCGCAACCTAAACTGGATCTTGCACGCAAACTGGGCTTGACGTTGGCCCTAGTCGCCAACGATTCCAGCAAAGGACAAGCGTTCACGCTCTATCCCGGTGTAGAAAAAGCGCTAGAAACCTTCCGGTCTGCGGGGGTTGCTACTGATCTACTCGCTTGGCTGGTACCTGGGGCAAAATACGCAAAGGATCTGCTATCTGGTATTTCACCGCTTCGATCGTTGTTCGGTGCGCTTCACTTGGATACCGAAGAACCATGGTTTAGCCGTAGGTTCACCGATACGCAACGATCGGAATCGTGGACTGCGCTCGCAACGGGTATCGTCAGTTACGCCCTTCGCATGCGAGCAACGTTGATCGCTGCAAGGGTGGGGGATGATGCGAGCGATCCGTTTTGGTCGCCAACATTGGACGCCCCGATCGTGCAAGCCTATAGCAGCAAGCCCCTAACAGCCGAGGGGGCTAGCGCCCCTGGGGCAGTGCAAAAATACGCCTATCAAGCGGTGGCACGATCTCGAAAAGGTCGCGTGTTTGCCCTGGGTATGCCGTCCTATGGGGCTACGGATTACGATTCAAGCCGAGTGCAGTTGGAGCGATCCGCAATGTATTGCGGGGAATCGTGGGTTTGGGCATATGGCACAATGACGGCTAAGCCCCTGGGGGATTTTTGGGTAGAGTTTGCACAAGTACGGCAAGCGAAGGGGGTACTATGATCAGACGTTGGGTTACAGGGCTGATCTTTGCCCTGGGTTTGCTTTCGTGTGCTCCCGTGCTGCGCGCAAGTTGTGACGCTGCGGGGGGCCTTGTCGTGTCTTCTATGGGTAGCGAGATCACGCATATTCTACAGCGTGTTTGCTACGCAATCGCGGATCGGGTGGCTAACTGATATGGGCGCTCTAATCACCGCAATGGAAAAGAAAGCCCCGATCTGGATTGCGATTGTGGGCGCGTTGTTGGGGGCCATGATTGCGGGGGGGAGTGCCCTGCTATCGTTCGGCGCAAAAATGGAAGTGCTAGCAAGGGTAGAGCGCAAACTTGACTTGATCGATCAACACGAAACGCGGATCGCGGTAGCGGAAGCACGGATCACGCGTTTGGAAGGGGTGTCAAAATGAATATGATTACGCGTGCTGACGGGAATCCTAGCCGAACGGTGCTTTTTCACATTGGGGTTGCGTTGCTGCTTCACGCTCCCGTAATCGTCGCGTTCTTTACGGGGCTTGTGTCTTCTAGCACTGCCCAATGGTTGCATGCGATCGGGGGGGCAGCACAAGCGATCGGGGGCGTCATTCTGCGAGGTATGACTGATCAGCCGCTACGGTAGCAGCCTGAATAACTTTTCGGCTGTATCCTGCCCCCTGTGCTTTAGCAGACAACTTTCGATGTTCTTAGCTTGAACGTGCAAAAGGGTATGTGGCACGGGAGGGGGTCTATACTCGCTAACTAGCACGGTAGCCCCCTTGCGCACTAGGTATGCAGCATGCACCCAAAATGTGCGATTATCGAACGGGGGGCAACCCGCGTAACCCGTTGTGGAGTCATAAGGCGGATCCAAGTAGAAAACCGCGCTAGGGTGGGGGTCTACAGTCAGAAACGGAACGCACGCAAACAAAGATCCCGTCGCTAGTTTTTCCGTTAGACGCCTTTTAGCAGCCCTAGCGTAATCTATCCCGTTATGGGGTTGGTTGGTTGCATATCCTCCCCACCATTTACCCCCAAACGAGCAACCTACGGCAGCAAACGCGGTAAGTGGATTTGTCGCATCGTTTGCGCGTTTCAACACGGCATACTGGTCAGCACTCATTTCGTCGGGGGGTACCCAGCCGTATTGAATCGCACGATACAGGTTGATCAGTGCTAGGTTTGCGTCGAAAAGGTACTTCCGCACCCCCGGGATCCAGCCGTCACAAGTCGGGTTTACTAGGGCGCTGATATTGTTGCCCCCAACGAATGGCTCTACATAGAAAGCGGATCCTTTCTCCCGGATCGCGTCATTGACGAATCCCGCGATCACCTTACGCAACCGAAACTTGCCCCCCAGATACTGCATTACGGTAACCCCCAGATCGCTATTAGTTCGTCAACCTCCCCACGGTTGCCCCCGTCACTGTTGATTGAGCGACTAGCTTTGATCGTGGCGAAATGAGTAGCGCCGTGGGAGTGGTATAGTTGCCGAACTGCGGGGAGATCGTGATTTTGCACTATGCAACGTGCCCCTCGCTCGAATGCAGCTTGAACCGAACGGGCTAGCAAGCACTGATCCGACCATTCAAAGCCATCGGAAGTGTAAGCAGTGAACCCGCCTTTATCGAGTGGAACGTAAGGCGGATCACAGTAGACGAAATCCCCCCGCGTTGCGTTGTCAATCGTGCTTGCGTAGGGCTTTGCAGTGTAGAACGGACTGCTTACGATCGCGGTTTGTAACCTACGGTGGAGTGCCCACATTGCGTCACTAGGGTAGCTAGGATCCCGCTCGGCTTTGCCCCAGGGCACGTTATACCCCCCGTCAGCATTTACGCGGTACAACCCGTTATAACCGTGCTTGTTTAGGTAAAGGAACCAACCCGCAAGAGTTGCGGGGGGGTGCTGCTTACCGTTGAACCCCGCACGGATCGCGTTGTAGTTTCCTTCGGTATTTTGCCCACAGTTGAACCAACTAGCCCCTATTCGGGGATCGGCTTGCACTTGGCGGTAGAAGTTGACTAGATCCAGGTTCGCATCGCTGACAACCGAAAACGGGGCTTGCACGTTTAGGAACACAGAACCCCCACCTAGAAACGGCTCAATATACCGTCCTTTGATCTCCCCGATTAGCGGGATCAGTGTCGGGAGTTGCCTAAACTTGCCCCCTGCCCACTTCAACGGGGGGCGTTGGTATTCAGTTAGCATGATTGATTGCTCCGAAAGTGTTTTACGTAGGCTGCGGCTACCTGGATCTCCACTTCTAGGGCTAGCGCAGTATCGTCTACACCCCCCCAATGACCGGGGGTTATCGTTTCGGTCATATAGTGCAAATGCTCGGGTTTCGCCTTTTGTCGCCACCATTCCGCCGATTTCACGAGATCCCGCGCTTCCGCGTATAGGATCGCATCATCGGCTAGCTTTACGATTGATTCCGCTGACTCGTATTCCGCCCACGAAACCCCGCAAGCCTCAACAACCGACCGCGTTACCTTCATTTCAGCGACATCATAGGGGACTAGCTCACCGTCAAGCCCTTTCACAAAACAGTCGCCCTTGATCGGTCGGGGCATATCCGGGAACAAGTATTCCCCCGAATCGTGAAGTAACCCGCACAAGTGGGTAAGATTCACCCCCCACCTATTCAGCCCTTGATCAATGGCGATTTGCCGGCAAACCGCAGCCACTCGTAACGAGTGTTCCGCTACCGAATACAACCCACCTTGCGTAGCCCCTCGCCAACGCCAAGTGGTAGCTAGCGTCCTACACACGTCAGCCATACGCACGTCACCGCGATCGGGATTTAGCGGAAAAGCCTTAGCCCCGCTATGCATCGTTACATATGGACCCCTTTCGCGTTGCATAGGGGGCACCCAGACTAGCGCGATATTCGGGTTATATTTCATCATGGATCCATTTGACCTTTTCACCGTCAACGACGGGTTTTGAAGGAACTAGCCGATCGTTGACTAGCACGGGTTCCGCACCCTTATGCCAACGTCTACAAGCGCTAGGTGTTACTTTTACGGGAACATCGGGGCAGAACTGAGCGAACGTGCTAACCATGATTTCCCGCACTAGGGGTGCACAGTCTGCTAGTTGTTGTTCCGGTACTTCCAAAATGATTTCATCGTGGATCAGGCCAATAGGGTGGCTACTCCACAACGCGGAACGCGGGTCAGTATGGGCTAGATCGGAGCAACGGGTAAACGCTAGTTTCGTGATATCCGCCACCCGTTCCTGAAACTGGGTATTTAGCCAAGTGGTGTAACGCAACCCGCCTCTAACCCGCCCCGATCGCGGATTAGTGAGTTGCACACCGTACGGCCCCGAACGTCCCGAAGTGGCCCGTTTAGCATCGTTGAAGTAATAACGGGATTCGGGCCATGCGTTAGCCCACGCTGAGCAAACGCGCTGGGATTCGGTCAAATCGAACGCAGCAACCCACGCGGGAAACGTACCGTCAGCCTTACGTGTTTGCTTCCGAACGTGGTCAACGAACGTTTTTGCGCTCAATCCCCCCGGCAAACCGAAGTTGGCGATCTTGCTCAACTGACGATCGTCAGCCGTTGCGATATCCCCCGATTTATAAGCCTCCCGAGTGGCATCGTACGAACGCCCCCGAAGTTGGGAAGCGGTGATTAGGTGAGGATCCTTGCCTTGTTTGAAGGCTTCCGCGAGTGCTGACGATCCATAACGCTCAAGCCATATTTGAGCGAGCGCAACTAACTCAGCGGCGGAATAGTCCGCGCACAAGTAGACGAAACCCGATCGGGGTACGTAGCAACGCCTAACCCCTTTTCGTCGGGGTTGGTTGGTTATGTTCGGTTCCCGACAACTGATCCTACCCGTTTCTTTGAGCACTTCCCAAGCGGGATGGATTGGGCCAGTTGTGCCAAGCTCCAACCAAGGGATAAACGTGGATAGTTCGGTTTCGTCCAACCCAATCGACGCTAGCGCAGCAAGATCAGGATCCCCACAGTTGAAAAGGGTTTCAGTGTCGGTTTTGACTTGCCCTTGCGGAAACTTGCCGGTTGGCTCCGTTATCGGGGGGCGTTGCCCTTTGGCGTTGTACGCATGCACGATCCGATCGCGAATCGTCTTAGTGCTCGCTTTATACCCGGTTCCGTCAACTGATAGGATCCCCGCTTGCGCTAACTGATACCGAACGCCCTTCACCCTGCGTTCTAGTTCCGTTTTCAGTTCGGCAACCGCAATAGGATCGGTACGCCACCCCCAGCAACCCGCTAGGTGTAGTGTCCACGCGTGGAAACACTGGATCGGAGCGTTCGGGCTACAAGTGGGGCTAAGCGATTCCCATACCGCAGCGGTTGTGGTCGCATCCTTTACCGCATAGTCTCGAAACTCAGCGGGCCACCGGCTAACGTCTAAGTGCGCGACTTCCGCGTAACGGTTGCGTATGTGATCCGTTCCTGACTTATCGCCTAGCTCAATCCCCGCATAGGTCAACGCAGTATCGGCAAGAGATACCCCCGGTTTTCGGCGCAATACAGGGCAGTATTCCAGTGTATCCGTTTCGATCCTTCGGAGCGTTGCAACGACTCCCGTATCAACAACCCGCCCTGATCGGTATGCACCCCAGATCCGTTGATTTAGTTCGGCGGATATCTCTGGCCAGATCACAAGCGAAGTGGCGATCACGCAAGCGAAATCATAGGCAACGTTATGCCCCACGATTAGCGTGGCGGGATCTCGCAACTGGTAAAGTAGAAGAGCTAGCCCCTCCCGTGCGTTATGTAGCCCCGTGCGTTTTTCCGAATCCGCCCACGAAACGCAGATCAGTTGAGGGGCTTTGTGGCCCCGTCTAAATCGGTGTGTTTCGGTGTCAAACGCGAAATAACGCACGGGGTACCCTCAACAACTAGCGGGGAGGCTGGGGAGCGTAGGGGCTCGGGAATCCCGTTCCGTATCCGGGAGGGGCACCGTAGCCTTGCGGGGGCGGCTGCGGAACGGGAGGGGCACCGTAGCCTTGCGGGGGCGGCTGCGGAACGGGAGGGGCACCGTAGCCCTGCGGGGGCGGCTGCGGAACGGGATCGGGGATCGGGGGCGCGTTTTCCGCAGGAAACCAACTGATCCGCGTGAAGTCTTTACCCGTAGACTTTGCACGATCAATCGAAGCGTCAGCATACACGAAACGCCCTGCAAACGGCTGACTTGGCCCCGTAGCATCGATCACGGTATGATTCGTTACCGAATCCACGCCCCCGGGGAGCAAAGCCCCCATAAACGCCTTGACGTTCTGCAAGAACATTTGGGAATCGGAAGTGCAAACATGGGCGCACATAGCCCCGATCCCGATCGGTGCGCTAAGTTGCTGATTTTGGGGGTCGGTAGCAAGTGCACGCCCCCCAATGGATTTCACGCATTCAAGCTCAGCAACGAAAACGGTTACACCGTGTTTCTTGTCGCTAGGACGGCTCGAAATGTTGCGCACTTTGAAAACGTGTTGCCCCGGGGTTACGTACTCCCCGGACTGATACACCGTAACATCCCCGATCTTTGCGTACGGATCCGCACCCTGCGGGGGGTAGCCCGGGGGGGTGTGTTGCGGGTAGCCCTGCGGGGCTTGCTGTGGATAGCCCTGTTGTGGGGGGTACCCGGGAGTTTGAGCGCCGTAGCCTTGCGGGGGAGGGTATCCAGGGGGTTGGTTCGGATAGCCCTGCGGGGGGTACCCGGGAGTTTGAGCACCGTAGCCCGGGGGAGGGTATCCAGGGGGTTGGTTAGGATTCATGGTGTGTTTTATCCTTCCGCAAAAGTTGCGCGGGTTAACAGCAATGGCACGGTAGTTAGCGTTTGCATGTACTCCCGTGTTTCGTTCAACGCGTTACGCAACGCGTTGATATAGGGTGTTGCGTGCTGCGGTATTAGCACGTCAATGTGATCCGATGGTTGGCCCGATCGGTAAACGCGTCCTATGAGTTGTTCCCAATGCTCCCCGCTAGCGGGGGGTTCAAGAACAATCATGCGATACCATCGATCTTGCAGGTTCTTACCTTGCTTGAAAACACGCCACGATATCCCGATCGTGCGAGCTTTTCGGGGTAAGTGGGATCCCGACCCGAAGCAATCGATCCCGAGTCGTTTGAGCATTTCGGCGCATTCGTCGGAAGCGTACCAAATCAGGGTAGGGGGTTGCCCCTTGGTTAGGGCTACAGCCTCCCGGACTAGAAAATCAGACAACACAACCCCCACGGTTGGAGGGGTGTCTTGTCCGTTCCATCGTTTAGCCGAATGCGGAAGCCAAGCACGATAGAGCGGGATCCCAGGATGCCAGACCGCCGACTGCATAGCGGATTCAACCGCACGTTTTACGAGCGAAGGGGAGTCATAGTTAGTACTCGCACTATTCGTCAGTTCCGCACGAACAAACTTGTGCCATTCCCGCCGAGCATCGATCCAGGCTTGATCTTTGATCCCATTTGGCCATTGCCAAAAGTAGAAGAAACCCGTAGCGATCTGCATTTCCGCTCGCCATTGGCTGAGCGGATCTTCCGCAACGTCCCCGTTAGGCAATAGCCCGTTGATTGCCAGATCCGCTAACGCGTGTTGCACATTTTCGGGGATCGGTAGCTTGACTTTGGTAATCGTCAGCTTGCCGTTGTAGTCGTCACTTGACTCGGTTACTACCACTCCCGGGGCAGATTTCAACCGAATGAAATGGGCGGATCGTGTCGCACGTTTGCGATCCTCCGCTGTAGCCTCCCGTGAAGGCCATTGAATCCCTGCCCACATTGCGAGCGCTTCCCCGTAACGAAACGATTCGGAATCCGGTTCTGATTTCAGATCCATGCAATCCGCTAGTTTGCGTAAGCAGTCCGGGTAGCTAGGACGTGGAACCGGGGAGCTAGCCCTAAGCGCCCAATCTGCAAGGTGTGCATATTCGTACAACGATGATCGTGTGATCGTTCCCGAAACGGCAACGAACGGAATCGTTGGGTTAGCAAGTAGCAAGCGCCCAAGTCGGATCGTGCGAGCACGGGTCAGATCGCGTAACGAATGGCATTCGTCAGCCACGATCGCTAGCTCGCTTCCGAATCGCTGCAAGTACCGATCAAGCACTTCGCTGTTATTCTCCCCGCTCAGTGCATCGTAAGACATTGCCTTAGTAGTACCGTACGTGTGGAAATACTTACAGGCAACGTCGCGATAGGCTGCGTCCATATCCGCAACCAAGGGGGCGGAAGTTAGAACGATTGTGTACTTTGCGCGCAGCATGGTTCCGGCAAGCGCGCACAGTAACGTTTTGCCAGATCCAACCCTCATAAAGCCGAGCAAGCCCCGCATATGCGCGATCACTGCAAGCCCCAAACTTTGAACGGGGCGCAAACGGTAAGCGTGCGTTCCGCGTAGAAGGTAGGGGTTTAGATCCACGGGTTGCGGCTCAACTCGCGGGATCGCGCATATGCGGGCCATTTCAGACATTACGCGGGTTTTCCTTCCGTAACCGTCGCTTGGCACAACGATGCGTAAACTTGCTGATATGTCGCAAGCTGCGCGTCAGCGTCAGCGAGCATGCCAGCGATAACGGGGTGTTCGTCCAAGTTACCGATTTTGGTATATGCAGCCCTAGCAACCCGCAAATGACGAATCAGCAACCCAACCGAATCGCGGGTTTGGTTGATATCAATCGTCGGTTTGGTTGTGTCAGTCATTGGCTAGGTTCCTGTTGCGCGATATGTTGCCGGTGTCTTTTTAGTTGGGGCATTTACTACGTAGATCAAGCGGTCAACGACAAGATCCCGAAGTTTCCAACGCAGTATACGGCCGTCAACGTCAACCAACGCAACCCCGCAGCGCTTGCCGATTTCCACAATGATAGCTTCCGCCGTCATTGTTAGATTAGTCCGTCGCAACGTGCTGACGATATTTGCGTGACTAAGATCCAGGTTGACGTTGACGGTTCGCATAATCGTTAGACCTTGATCAACGCGCACCCTTGCGAGTGCAGCTTTGCAGCAAGTGCAGCGTTGAACGTGAACTGTACCGCTTTTGCTGGATCCGTGATCAGGATCACGATCACGGGTTCCGATCCCGAGTTGAACGCCCCTTGCAGCGTTGAAGTAGCGGAAGGGCTAGCAAGGGTTTGCTGCGGGGGGTTTGCGATCGGCTTGTTCGGGGCAGTGACGGGGCTAGCGTCCCCTGGGCCGATCTTGCCTTCCACAATCCCGAGCATAAGCGCGCAATCGCGTTTCATATCAGTGCGCTTGCTGGATCCGTTACGAGTGCTCAGCGCATCGTAAGCGGTTTTCCAGATCGGTTGGCTGCAAGTGATCACGTACAACTGGGTATGTAGTACGGTCATTTCGGCTGCTTTGATTGAGCCGAGTTGCTGACCCCCGAACGTGATCCCTTGCCAAGCGGGGATTTTCGGATTCTTGGCAAGCCCCTTGATCGGCTCCTGAGTGTCGTCACTATCGAGATCGGCACCGTCAGGGGGGTTCGGATCGATTGCCGGAGCAGTTGCCGGGTTAACCTGCACTTGATACGGGTTCGGAGCACCCTGAGGGGCCATCGGAGCACCCTGGGGAGCTTGCGGGGCCATAGGCACGGGGGCAGGCTGGGGGGCGCTGACGGGAATCCCATAGCCCATAAAAACCGCGTCCCGCGCAGCCTCATACGTCAGCCCTTGCGACTGCCCCCATTGGGTAAGCTGAGGGGTGGCGGATTCCAGCGTATGTCCCGCCGTCTTGAACCCCTGAGCGCTTGCCTTGATCTGATCCATGATCGCTTGAATCTGGGGTGAAATCACGGGTTGTGAAGTAGCGAGCGCTTGCAGGATCTCCCCCTGCATTGTGGGCATAGGTGGCTGTGGGTAACTCATGGTCCTTTTATCCTTTCGTGGTCTACCAAACGGGATCGCACCATAGATCGCACAGCGCGATCGGAAGGAACAACCCCCGTAATCGTCGCAAGCGCTCGGGTTTGCAGCGACTTGCGTTTCGTGCTCGGCTTTGGCTGCAATCGCCATTGCGCGCATTAGTTCGTGAACCCTTGCAAGCCCCAGCGTCAGGGCAAGGGGGGTTAGTATAACCTCTATCAGTCTGGCCCGATACGGGGGCTTGCTCAAAAACTGTAACCATCGGTAACTATACCCGTTTTGGGGGGCATCGCTGACGGTTGGCAAATCGTGCCCCCGGTAATGCGTCCCGTGAGAATCGGTGTACTCAAAAACCCACGGCAAGCCCTTTTTTACAGCGTGCAAGTGTACCGTGTAGATCGTTGCCTGGATATCATCGAACCGTTCGATCGCGGTAGTTTCGGCACCCTTTGGAAACTGATCCGTATAGTGCGCGGGTTGCCCCCTTTTTTGGGGGGCTTTGACGTTACCAACTGACTTGTGATCGGTAACCCCCGGGGGTGTGTCATTAGGTCGAAATAGGTCAATAACCGCAACGATCGGCACTTCCCATTGCGGATCTCGGATCGCGATTCTTCGCTCTACTAGCAAGCGCGGAAGCCTAGGGCGCGGAAGGAACACGATCCCCGGGGAGATCATAGGATCGGGGGCGGTATCATTTAGCAGGTAGTTTTCGATACGGCTGTGCGCATCCTTACCCACTTTCAACCATGCCCCCTCTAACTCCCACACCCCCAGGATCTTGCTTAGGTACCAGCGACGGGGGCAACGATCGAATGTCTGTAACTGCGATGCGCTCGCATGTTTCCAGGCTTTGCGCTTGTTCGGCGCAAACATTCGATCGGCTGGGTGCGTCACTTGGTTGATTCCTTCGCTAGTTCCTTCGCTAGTTCGTCAAGTCTACGCTGTAAGATACTAGCCGCTGCTTGAACGCTAACGGGGAGTTGCCCCCGCTCTTTTTCGAGCTTGCCAACTAGGTTAGTCGCTGCGGTTTTGACATTCAACCATCGGATCTCTAGTTGTTCCGAAATGGTTGGCATACTTCTAGCCGTGTCGTGAAGCTACGCAAATGCTGCACTTACACGGTTCGCTGTATCGGTTTACGAACTGACCGCAGGGGGTGTAAGTTGGCGCGTTTACGCCTTCCAACCCGTACGGGCGGATCGTTTCGCGGATCTTGTCAGCGTTCGGAGCGTACTTAGCCCGAAGCACGCGGATCACGTCCCTAGCATCCTCTAGTGCGTTGTGGGCAACGTCCCCTGGAACATTCGCGATTTTCTTGCAGGTTTGCAGATCGGGGAGCGTTTGAGCGCTCCAATCCACAAACGCCGATCCCGCGTCAATGACACGGTGGCGAAAACGTGCGGTTAGTTCGTGTAGCCCGTGGGATGCCAGAAACGGGATATCGAACCCCGCTGCGTTCTTGCCGGCCACGTTTATCCGGCCATCGTCACAGATCCACGCAAGCAGTTGACGAACTGCACTATAGGGGGTGCGGTGAACGTGCATACCGTTGCGATCCCAGATCAACCCTTGATATCCAGACTCAGGGATCAGCGACTTGATCAGGGGTGCGTTCATTTGCAACGCGTACGGTTCCCCTTTGATAAGCCGATGGCTGATCCCAACGTGGATCCAGGGGAGATCGTCCACAGCACACTTGTGCGCTTGTTCCGTATCCTCCCGGACCATTGCGATTGAAAGGATCTGGCATGTTTCCGGATCCAGTCCAGTCGTTTCGATATCGAGTGCGTAGTAAATCACGACTTAGCCCCCTTTGCTTCGGTTTTGGTTGCCGGTTGCGTCATTGCGCGGACCTTGCCCACGATTTTGGCGATCCACTCGGGAGACACGATTAGCCCCCCCTCCGCGCGTTCGGGGGCTACGATCGTGCCCTTTTCGCAACGGGGAATCCCGAGTAAGGATCCGATCGTGGCGAGCGCTTTAGCCGAGTCTTCTAGCCCAGCGATGCGTTCCGCCATATCTTCCAACGTTCCTGCGGTTTCGTCCCCGGGATCTCGAGTATCGGTGATCCGCTGCATTGCGAGCGCTTGGATCTCCACGCTCAGGCTGTAACGGTGTGGGTAGTGTTTCACAGATCCATGCTCCCCAACGCAGCCTGGATCGCTGCAATGATTGCCGGTTTCCCGACTCGCGGAACCTTGATCGGAGGAATGCAGTTCGCTGCAATGGTCCTTAGTTCGGGGATCGTGTGGGATTCCAGGTCACCCCAGTTGATCACATTGCCGAATAACGTGGTGGGGATCTTTGCATTTCCTTCGTTAGCGATCTCGGGAACGATATCCCGCAGAATCGGGGGCTCGGGTTGCCCCTCCACACACAGCGGACAAGCGCATCCGAAATCATGCAAAACGGGGATCTCAGGGTGATCGTTCGGCTCGGGAATCGAATCCTGTACCGCTGCGGGACGGTTTACAGCACGGTTAGTGCTTCCGCTTTGATTGATACGCTTGCCCTTGTTTCGGCGGTTACACCTGCCCTTACCCGGAACACCGGGGATCCCAAACTGGGGGGAGAAACTGCGGGATCGGTTGGCTTGAAGCTGCATAGGCTGATCTCCGGTTGGTTATGTCACTGGGCACGTATACGATGAAAGTTGCGATCCAGCGTGGCGTTACGGTGGACCCCTCCGCTCGTTTCGGAAGTGTGGAGCAACCGCACAAACACCATAACTCGCACTGGATCGCTAGTCCCCCGACAAGGGATCGAACCTTGCCCTGCGTTACGGACAAACCGCAGGGATTGCCATTTTTCGGGGGATAGTTGCGTTTGTTGTAGCGGTTTCTGCACTCCGCCTAGCTGATTCCCCGTTCCGGTTAGATCAGCCGATTTTCGCTAGTTATTCCCCTCGTTACGGCTAGGGATTGCCATTTTTCGGGGGATAGTTGCGTTTGTTGTAGCGGTTTCTGCACTCCGCCTAGCTGATTCCCCGTTCCGGTTAGATCAGCCGATTTTCGCTAGTTATTCCCCTCGTTACGGCTAGGGATCGCCTTGCAGCTTGCCAGTCCTACCAAACTGGCGCTGCTCAACTTTTGCCACGAAGGGTTTCGGGATCAAGTCACAACGATTATTCATCGATCGCGCGGATCGTCGTCGTGTGCGCACTGCTTTGAGCACAGATCCCGCTAGCGCATTGCGGCGGGTTGTTTGCGACGCTTCTACCTGGGAGAGTGCCCAGATCACGATCGCAACCCCTACCAGCAACACGAGAGTCAGCATACCCGGTTACTTCCGAACGTTGGGCTTGTTCGGAACGGGAGCGGGAACCGGAACCGGAACGGGAACCGGAGCGGGAACCTGATCCGTCGCCTTCAACGCCGCTCGCTCAGCCTTGCGATCTGCGAGCAACTTGGCTCGATTCTCAGCCGCGATTGCGGCTTTCTGACGCTTGGCGTCGAGCTTTGCGTTGACCTTTGCGAGCCTCGCTGCGTTCCGGTCGAGTTGCTTGCTGATCTTGGACTGCGCGCGGATGTCGTCAGCCCCCGTTGAGCATTCGGCCAAGAACGCAGCGGATTCAAACTTGTCGAGCGTGACGAGGAACGCGACCATCGCGGTTTTGAGAGTGGAACGGGTATCGAGTGTGTCATTCATCGGGGAGCCTACTTTCATGCCCCTCAGGGGGCGTTGTGTTCGTTGGGGCTACCTTGCCCCTTTGCAGTCGGAACCGTTCCACGTGCGTTCGTTGTCTGTCAACGGAGAAAACGCACGGGAACGACTTTTTTCTAGTTCGTGGTCACGAACAAGTGACCGCGCCCATAGCGTTCGTGCCACCATCGAGCGTGATCCATGTTCGCCACGATCATCGGTTTCGGATCCGAGGGGGCCATGTTGTGGGGGGTGTTCCCGATCCAGAACGTCATATGCACCCCCTTGTCATCCTGAAACGCGCGGATCTCCCCCTGCATACGGTGTGCAGCCGCTGACGCTGGGGTTTCGGGGTTGAGCCCCACAACAATCGTATCCTGGGTAACATTGCTTTCCATTGGTTCCATCCTTTGCCCTTTCGGGGCTATGAAGCTGTGGGTTGGGTTGTTGAGGGGGCATCCTGCCCCCCCGTTGTCGTTTCTAGTTACCGATGAAATCGGCAACAGCGTGCGAGATCAGCCGATCCCTATCTTCGGGGGTTTTGTCGTATGGTTGTGCACGCAGCCCACGAACGAACCCGAGATCATAAAAAGCGCTCGTGCGACCCTTGCCGGCATACCCCTTCAAACCATGAATAAAACCCAGTTTGAAGTTGCTGATCTCTTGCGTTTCGCTCGTGTCGTTGCTCATGTTCGTTGCTCCGTTCGTTTTCGTTTCGTTCAACACCAGCACCACGTTGGTTATCGTCCAGGTGGAAAAAGAACACAACAACAAAAGGGGGGCAAAGACGATTTTTTTTCGTCCCCTTGTCGTTTTTTCGGATCGGCCTGTTTAGGGGTCAATCCGTTCCGCGAGTCGGGAGGCTAGGTCAACCGTCCAATCCGCTGCGGTTTGGGCCAGTGATCCTAGCAGTGACGGGAGTAGGCACACCCAAGCGATCGTGGTCAACACGAGCACAAGGGGGATTGCAGCCGTCAGCACGGTACAAGCGAGAAAGTTTCTCACGATGGATCCTCGTCAGGCATGTTACGCCCCCAAACCGCGTTCACCTTGCCGTATGCGATCCGTATCTGACGGGTCAAGTCGTCTTTATCCACAGCGGTAGCGAACCCCTTGGCCGTGTGCGATTCGAGCATTCGGATCGCATTGGCAAGGTGCGTAAGTGCAGTTTCAAGCGTTTCAAGATCGTCCGTTTCCATAGTGTGTTACTCCCCCTGCTTGGCTTTGAGCTTTGCCCAGTTCGCTTTGGCTTCAACGCGGGATTCATTGTTGAGCGAAACGCTGGGATCCTGATCCAATCGTTGAAACCGGATCCGGCATGCGTCAGCACGATCCATGGATTGAAGCGCATCGTTTACGTGCGTTTCATAGGAGATCGCGATTTCTCGCATGATCTCCAGGTCTATCCGCTGAGCAGGATAGCTAGGCACGTACTCATGGATCCAGCCGAGTTGATCGTGTGCTGCGGGGTGCCCCTCCCCTTTCAACGCGTTGATCGCGTTTTCGAGCGTTTGGGATCGTGTCACCGCTTCGGGGTTGTTGGTCGTGCTGCAAGCTAGCAGCCTCTGTTTGGCTAGCAGCCCCTCTAGCACTTGGATCGCGGTTCGCATTAGTTGGTTCCGTTCGAGGGGTTGGGTTGTTTCGGGGGCATCCTGCCCCCCGTTTCGGTTTCTTGAACCCTTTAGCGCAGCATTCCCGCAGTCGGAAACGCAAGGGCAAGCGCTCCGTCAGCGTAAAGCGCCGAAAGCACTTCATTTTCACCAGCTTCCGAAGCGCACCCGTAGCCCCCCGCGAAACGCGCAAGCGTTTTCGCATGAGCGGTAGGATCTATAAGAATGCAGTGACTCCACCCCGAAGCGTGGTAGCAGTCCACCCCTGAGTAATGCGCCGATCCGAAAACACGGACAAACTCAGCCTCGAAAACGCGAGTAGAGGTATCAGCGGTCCATTCGTTGCTCATGTTCGTTGCTCCGTTCGTTTTCGTTTCGTTCAACACCGGCACCACGTTGGTTATCGTCCAGGTGGAAAAAGAACACAACAACAAAAGGGGGGCAAAGACGATTTTTTTTTCGTCCCCTTGTCGTTTTTTCGGATCAACCGTCAACCACCTAATGAAATCAGCCACTTACCAGACACAACCCTTTGACGTTGGCAACCCCAGGTTTACACGAGGGGTGGGAGGGGCGTAGTTCTGCCCCCATGAGTTTCGCTGATTATCTGCTCCGTTCCCGTCAATCTTGCGCTCAGGTCGCGCGTTGGCTGACCGATCAAGGCTTCAAAACCTCCCGTGCTGCGGTTAGCCGATGGCAACGGGGAGAAACTGCCCCGACTGCGGATCGGCTGGGGGCGCTCGATTTGCTCAGCGGCGGGTTGTTGACCGCACGATCGTTCGGGGCAGTAGCCCGAGCCCCGAAAGGGGGACGATCTTGATCCCCGTTACGATCTGGCCGAACCCCTTGGTTATGGGCTGGGATGGCAACCCGCAGGGGCTGGACAAGAACGGCAATCCGGTAGGTTGGTACCCTACCGTAGATCTTGCGTCAGCCCTGGGGGCGCTGCATTCGACGGACGCGCATTTTGTGCCCTACGCAATGCAGCACGCGACAACGGGCCAGATCCATCCGAGTTGCCCCCGCTTGAAAAAAGCAGCGTTCGATCGGCTAGAGGCTGTGCGTTGGCCCGTTCGGTTTAGCGCGATAATCTGGGATGTTGACGATCTGCAAGCCCACGCAGCGAACAAAGCAGCGGAAGCAGCGGGATCCTCGATCAAGTCGTCAGCTAGCCCGGAATGGCGATCCGGTTTTATTGAGCGGTACAAGCAACTGCCCCCTGGTCTGATCCGCTCGCTCGCATGGTACGAAACGCGAGGGGGGTACCGGCTAGCCGCTGTGCTCCCCTCCCCGTTGTCTGCCGACCAATATCAGGATCTATATAGTAGGGCGCTGACGTTCCTGGGGGAGCACGGGATCCAGGCTGACGAACGATGCTCCGATCCAACCCGTTGCTTCCGCCTTCCGCGAGTGCTCAGGGACGGCAAGCGTCAGGAGCGGCCCCAGGGCGTGCAAGGGCTCGCGTTCCCGCTCGGGAGTAGCATCTATGGGGCAATGCTGGCCCGTCAGCCGCATAGGGCTACACCGGGGGGTGCTGCGGGGCTTGATCCCTATGCCGGCATTGACTCGATAGGGGGTGTCGCTGCGCGGATCTCGGAAAACCGTAACAGCGTACTTACAAGCCTTGCCGGTAGGCTCCGAAACATGGGGCTAGGGGAGGCTGAGATACTTTCAACCCTGATCAGCACAAACGAACAACGATGCGATCCCCCGCTCGATATCGCGGAAGTAACGCGGATCGCGGAATCCATCGGAAGTTACGCAACCAAATCCGAGTTACTCGGATCTGACGCAAACCCTCGAAAAGCGCTACCCCCGGAACCGCTGTTAGACGCTGACGTTCGGTTTAGTTTGGGTAGTGATCCCGAACTAGCCCGGGAGGTATGCAACCAAATCGAAACCGCAGGGGGGCCGCGTTGCGTGTTTGATCGTGGGTCGTTGTGGGGCTACGTGGCGAAAACCGGGATCTGGGAACCTATCGGAGCACACGTATTGCGGGATCTCGTTTCGTCGTTTGACGGGGAGTGGTGCGCTACCGGCAAGATCAGGGCTGACGGTAAACCCGAATGTAGGCGGATCAAGATCAGCGGAAGCACCCCCGAAAACGTGACAAGGCGGATCCACGATTCCCGAGCGTTGCCGGATTGGTTTAGCACCGATAGCGGGGGGGTGGCGTTTGCGGATTCATACGTAGCCGCAAGCCCTAGCGGGATTGAGCGAAGGGCACACGATCCAAAAAATCGCGCTATTACAGCACTTCCGTATCCGTACACCCCCGGGGCTGTACCTATGCGGTTTATCGCGTTTCTTCGGGACGTATGGCGAGGGGCTGCGGATCTCGAGACTCGGATCAGTTTCATCCGGGAGTTTACGGGGGCTGCGTTGCTCGGGATCGCTACCGTATTTCAACGGGGAGCGTTGCTACTTGGCGAGGGGGCAAACGGCAAAAGCGTACTGATCAAGATATTGAGCGCTCTTTTCCCTGCAAGCGCTCAAACTGCGCTGGCCCCTCAGTTGTTCGGGAACGAATACCGTAGGGCATTATTGGCAACCTCGCGTTGGAACGTGGTTTCCGAAATGCCAAGCACCGATATTTTGGATAGCGAAACGGTAAAGAGCATCATTGTGGGAGACTCGATCGATGCTCGCCACATACGTCAGGATCCGTTCAAGTTTCGCCCGATAGCTGCACACGTATTTGCGGCTAACCGAGTGCCGAACGTTCGGGACCAATCGCACGGTTTTTGGCGACGTTGGGTTATGCTACGGTTTGAGCGCATTTACTCGGATTCGGAGCAAGATCCGTACATTGCCGATCGCATCATCGGATCTGAGATCGCACAGATCGCTAGTTGGACGATAGAGGGTGCGGTCAACTTGCTCGGGAGGGGGCGGTACCGCTTGCCAGAATCCTCGGATTTGGCGTTGCAAGAATGGCGACTTAGCACCGATACGGTAGCCCGTTTTGCGAGCGAGCGTTTACAGCCGTCAGAATCGGGCCAGATTCGTGCTCAGGGGCTTTACGCCAACTTTCAAGTGTGGTGCCACGATCAGGGAAACGAACCCGTCAGTATGCCCAAGTTTTCGGATAGGCTCGAAAAACTCGGGTTTTCCAAGGGCAGGGATCGCACGGGGGTTTTTTGGGGTGCTATTTTCTCGGTTTCGGGGGGCTGAAAATGCGGAAAAACACAGTAAAATGCACAGCGTACAACACAAATACCCCCGGATTAGAGGGTGTACCCCCGAAAAAGGGGGCATATTTGGGGGCTGTGGATAAGTGTGTAGGGTTGTGTAGGGCTGGGGCCAAACCCTACACACCTTTTTTGATCAATGATATCAGTGAGTTGCACGCCACTTTCCTATGGTTGTGTAGGGGTGTAGGGTTTTGGACCGCATGGGTATATAGGAGGGGGATCTGGGTAGTGTGTAGGATGGAATCAAACCAATGAACCCAAAAAGCCTACACCCCTACACAACCATAGAACAACGGAGCGCAAGTGCTCGGGATCATTGACCAAAAGGGGTGTGTAGGGTTGAAGGGGTTTATGTAGGCAAGCCTACACACGGGGGCGGCTAGGGCAGAAAAACGGGGTCGATTTCTTGATCGGAAGGAAAACGGGGATGCGAAACGCTGGAAAATCGGAACATGACGAGCAAAAACGGGTCATTTTGTGGCTACGGAAAAAACGGTTGCTGTTTTGCGCGGTTCCAAACGGGGGCAAGCGCTCGAAAAGCGTAGCACGTAGGCTGTGGGCGGAGGGGGTATCCCCGGGAGTGCCGGATATATTGATCTTTGATCGGCCGTTTCATTTGCCGTTCGTTCGGGGAGTAGCGATCGAAATGAAACGTGGAGCAGGGGGATCGATTAGTCCCGAGCAAGCCGAGTGGCACAGCGCGCTAAGTGCGCGGGGATGGTACGTGATCACAGCGCAAGGGGCTGACGCAGCGATTAGCACGCTCGTTTCGCTTTTCGATAGACCGCAGGGGGCGTTGGTATGATTCGCATCATCGGGGTTGATCCCGTAATAGAGGGGCAGTTTCAAAAGTGCTCCGTCCATTGGCTAGAAGGCAGGCAAGCGTATGTCGTGATCGTTTATGTGCGAACGGCAACGCAAGCGCGGATCGCTCGGGAGATTGGAGCAATCAAGCCGATCAGGGGCAACGGCAAAGACTGGCCCGAACGTTGCGTATGGGCTCGCACAAAAGCAATCGAAGCACAGCAAGCAGTGATCCAGGCTGCAAGGGGATCCCGGTTGACGGGTTCGGTTGTAACGCTCGAATGGAATAACGGAGCACTGATTACGGTATGAACTGCACACGAAAAAAACAGGGCGAAAAACGGAGCACGCAAACGTGCGTTGTAGATAGCACAGTGCTGTTTGTAGCCCGTTTTTTAGTGTCAAAATCGACACGATCGAAACGTGTGTCAAAATCGACACGACAAAATGACACACGATCGCGTTTTGTGTCAAAAAACACACGTTTTTGTGTCAAAAAACACACGTTTTTGTGTCAAAATCGACACAAAGCACCCCCCACCCCCCCGGATCGGGTCCTATGTCATATGTGCAAAATCCCGGGGGTCCGCGCG